GTAAATTTACTGCTAGCCCAAGTGAGGTTGTAGCAAATGTGGTTCGATCAATTTATGAAGAAGCAGTAATTAAGGTCCGTAATGAAGGTTTAGATAAAGAGGTAGATAACGATGATTGATCAAGATTGGTTAAAAGATAGCATTAAGCAAGAAGCGAAGTTAAAGTTTGCTGCTAGATGGGAAAATGCAGAATTTAATTCATCCGAAGCAAGACAAGCTTTTCAAGCAATTAAAAATACTGATGAGTGGGAAGCATTCAAGAAAGTAATGATCCAAGCATATGAAAAAGCAATTACTAGCAATGTCCTTAATCAGCTTCAGGGCATTAAAAATTTGATTCGCGATGCAGGTGAAGAATAATGCCAGCATTTAGTTGGAAAGAAGAAGTTTGGAAGCCAATTAAACACTTTGAATCACTTTACGAAGTTTCAAATTTTGGAAGGATTCGTAGTCTGACTAGAAAAGTTAAGCATGGCAATTCTCACATAACCATCTATGGAAAGATGATGAAGCAAGTACCTAACGAAAAAGGCTATTTAATGGTCAGACTTTCTAAAAATGGTAAAGGAAAAATATTCAAAGTTCACAGATTAGTTGCTCAAGCATTTTTAAATAATCCTCATGGATACCAAGAAATAAATCATTTAAATGAAATAAGAGATGATAATCATGTTTCAAATTTAGAATGGTGTTCACATTCTCACAACTTAAATTACGGTCATAGAACTCAAAAATTTATTCAAGCTGTTAGTACTCCTATTATTCAGTTATCTTCAGACAGCCACAGAATTGCAGCCTATTCAAGTGCAAACCAAGCTTCAAAAATTACTGGAATTAGTCAAGGAAATATCTCCGCTGTGGTAAGAGGAAAAAGAAATTATGCAGGTGGATATAAATGGCAAAAGTTAGAAAAAGAGGTATCAATGAATGCCTGAAATAAATATTCAAACATTGGATAAGTTGAAAAACTGGCGTGTGCTTATTTATGGAAAACAAGGAATTGGCAAAACATCTACTGCTAAATTCATTCCAGGTAAAACTTATGTATTAGGTTTTGATAAGTCCTTTAAAGTTTTAGCAGGTCATTTAGCTGGGGCATGGCAAATTGACGCTAAGAAACCAATTGAAGATCTAAACAAATGGTTAGAGTCATTCGATCCAACTAAATACGATAATTTAGTTTTAGATGATATTTCCAATTTCGAAAAAAATTTGGTTTCAAGAAAAAGGCCGAGAATCAAAAAATGGAATTAGCAATGAATTACAACACTATTCTCAATGGACTAATTACTTCTTGAGATTTATCGAATGGATTTATGACATGCCACTAAACGTATATATCACAGCATGGGAAACAGAGCATCCAATAACTACAGCTTCCGGCCAGCAATTCAATCAATATGGGCCGGAACTAAGAGATTCAGTTCGGAATGTTTTAATGGGCCTATCCGATGTAGTAGGACGAATGATTAAGAAACCTGATGATGGAACTCGCGGTGTAATTCTTGATGGCGATGAAGGGACATATGCAAAAAATAGGCTTGACCAGCGTAGAGGCTGCAAAGTCGAAGATTTATTTAAGTTTCAAAAATCAGATTTAGACAAAGCAGTAGATAAAGTTAAGGAGAAAAAATAATGTTTAGTGAAAATGTAAATGAAAAGTTAAAGTTGGATAAAGAAATGGAAGACAAAGTAAGTGCAACTTGCATGGATATTCTTAACGGCAGAACTAAACATTTCATTATCGTCGGTTTAAACGATGATGGCAACCAGATTCAAATACATCATGGGCATGGTGTCGTGTTAGCTGGTCTTGTCAGAAACATTCAACGAGAAATCGATGAAGAAAATGATCATACCAGAAATGCCAGTGATTTTATCAAGATGATGCAGAAAATTAATAAGCAAGATGATTAAATGTTTCAATTATTTGATTATCAGCAAGACTTAGTTGATAAGGCTAGAAATGCTCTAGCAGCTGGAAATCAAGGCGTTTTAATTGTTAGCCCTCCAGGATCAGGTAAGTCAGTAGTAATCAGTGAAATTGCTAGATTAACAGTAAAAAAAGGTGGCCATGTATTATTCTTTGTCCATCGCCAAGAACTAGTAAAGCAGATAAAAGATTCTTTCAAGCAGCAAGGCGTTGATTTAAATCATTGCACAATTATGACCGTTGGCAAAGTAGCTAACAGATTAAAAATACTTCCAAAACCTAATTTAATAATTGTGGATGAGTCACAGCACTCAAGAGCTAAAACTTATTTGAAAATCTTTGGTTACTATAATGATGTCCCTAGACTTGGTTTTACTGGAAGTCCTTGGCGACTATCTGGTAAAGGATTTAAAGATATTTATTCCGCAATGATTGAAGGGCCAACAACTAAATGGCTAATTGAACATCACAAACTAGCACCATTTACAGTTTATGGCTATCAATTAGGGAATAAAGACTTACTAAAAAAGTCCAGCACTGGTGACTATACCAGTAAATCAATGGATGATTTCACAAAAAGCATTATTCATGGTGACATCGTAAAGTCCTGGCTTAAATTCGCTAAAGATAGAAAAACAATTATTTATTGTCATTCAACTAGCTTTAGTAAAATTGTGGCCCAAGAATTTAGAAGCGCTGGAATTAACGCCGCCCATGCAGATGCTAAAACGCCCTCTAACGAGAGAAATAAAATCATGGATAGTTTTAAGCAAGGACAAATAAAAGTCCTCTGTAACGTTGATTTGGTGTCTGAGGGTTTTAATGTACCGGACTGTTCATGTGTAGTTTTACTTAGACCTACTGAAAGTCTTGTAGTTTATTTACAGCAGTCAATGAGAGCGATGAGATATCAGCCTCATAAACAAGCAATCATTATTGATCAAGTTGGAAATTTTGAACGCTTTGGTTTACCTGACACTGACTATAAATGGAGTTTGGATGATCGCTCTAAACATCCACACAGAGAGGGTCAAAGTGCTGATGGACCGGCAATAAAAACTTGCCCAGATTGCTTCGGTGTAATTAGAGCTGAATTGGTCACTTGTCCTTTATGTGGTCATGATTTTTCTGCAGAAATTAGAGAAATTAAGCAGAAGAAAGAACAAGAATTGCAGGCGATTAAAGCACAACAAATACATATCAACTATATCTCTACTAAGAAGCCAGAAGAATTGACCAACTTTAGAGATTTAGCAATTTACGGAAAGATGCACGGATATAAGCCAGGTTGGGCCTGGTATCAAGCTAAAAAGAGAGGATTTATTAAGAAATGAATCAAATTTTAGAAAGTACGTATTTAAAAGATCCAGAACAGTGGCAAAAAGAAGCCAATTTACAGGGTGGTCTTGAAATTTGTAATAGCGATACTGGTTGGCCAATCGGCGTATTAAAACCAGACGGTATTCAATATTACTAATAAAAAAAGGAGAACTAAAAAATGGCAGGATTTTTAAACGTAGATTATAAAAAAGCAGTAGATAACTCAATTTTACCCGCAGGGACTTATGAAATGGGCATCAACTCAGTTAAGGGCGATGCTTCACTTGGTGGTCATGAATGCATGGTTTTTGACATGATCGTGCGCAAGGACTTAGACAAGGTACCTGAATTAGCTAAAACAAACGCTAAGCATCACGGTCAACATTTATTCGTCAGAGTGTGGACTGCTAAAGATGCTAATGGCAATGACAGCGGCTCTTACAAGTCATCAGATCTAAATTACATTGCTAAAGCAGTTGGCATCCCTGATGGTGCAGATATTAAAACTCAAGATGATTTTATGAAAATGTGTGAAAACAGAACCGCTAGAGTACAAGTTGGCGTTAATGAAAATGAATACAAAGGTGAAAAGCGTAAGCGAAACAGCTGTTTTGTAAATACTTGGAAACCAACTAAGTACCCACTTCAAGGCTCTCAACCAAAAGAAGACCCATTCAAGGGCAATGCAGGTAGCGACACTGAAATTAATGATAATGATTTACCATTTTAAGGATGATTTAGATGGCTAAATTTACAGATTATTCATCGATTCCTGATGAATTATTAAATCTCAAGCAATGGGGGCTGTTTCAATTGAAATGGCTCCCAGAGCGAGAAAAATACACGAAAATTCCTAAAAATCCTTATAACTTTGGTGCAGGTAAGTCTAATGACCAACGTACTTGGTCGGACTTCGAGACTGCATTGAGAGCTTTAAAAAAAATATCCTCAAGCAGATGGTTTAGCCTTTTACTTTGCTAATGGCTTTGTAGGTTTAGATATTGACCATATTGATGGTGATCTCACTGATTATGAAGAGGGAGATACAGACGAAAATAATTTAGTTAATCGTTTTAAATCTTTAACTAAAGGCTCTTATATGGAAGTCTCACAATCAGGTACAGGAATTCATGCAATTTTCAAAGGCAAGATTCCAGGTAAGCATAGAAGACATGGAAACTATGAAATGTATGAATCAGGTCGATTTTTTGCCCTAACAGGTAACACGATTGGAAAGCCAGTCATAAAATCACTTGATGAATCAGAGATGTCTACACTTTATGAATTTTGCTTTGGCAAAGATAAAGTTACGCCGCTGCATCCCGAAAATGATAGTGATGAAACAATTGATCTATCAGTTACTGAGATTATTAAACGTGCTGAAGAATCACCAAAATCAGGTAAAAGGTTCACTTTGTTTATGCAAGGCGGCTGGGAACAATTTTACAATTCTCAATCTGAAGCTGATATGGCTTTTGCCAATGATCTAGCTTTTTGGTGTGGACGTGACATCCACAAAATGGATCAGATTTTTAGAAACTCTAGTTTAATTCGTGATAAGTGGGACCGTCAAGACGGTGTTACTACTTACGGCCAACGGACACTGCAAAAAGCAATCAATGAGACACCTAATGTTTATAATCCCAGCTCCGAAAATACTGGAAACTACATTTTCAGTTTCAACGAGAAAAAACAAAAGCCTAAGTACTATACCCAAGATGATATGGGAATGGCACAGCAATTTATCGATAGATATGGCAAAAATTTTCTTTACTCATATATTGATAAAGAATGGTATGTCTACAACGGCTCGTATTGGTCACCAGACACAAAAGGCTACATTGAAACTGCTGCTGATCATGTGATTAAGGATTTAGCTAAAGATAGACCTAAAATTGATCCATCTTTACCTGGAAAAGAACAGACTAAAATCCTTAATTCTTGGAATAAGTTTGTAAATCATGAACGTAGTCATAAAGCTAAAGTCGACCTAGTCAAAGAACTTCAACACCGTTTGCCTGTTACTCACTCAATGTGGAATCAAGAAGACATGTTGTTGAATACTCCAAGCGGCTATGTTGATCTTACAAATGGTAAACTACATCCACACGATATTAGTAAGATGTTTACCGCTGAAACTGGGTCAGAGTATTCAGATACAATCGACTCACCAAACTGGCGTAAATTTTTGAAACAAATTTTTCAAAATGATGAAGAAGTAATCCATTATGTTCAAAAAGCTATCGGTTATTCATTTACTGGTTCAACCAAAGAGCAAGTAATGTTCATCCCCTATGGTAATGGTCGCAATGGTAAATCAGTGCTTTTAGATACAATTCAGGATGTTGCCGGTGGCTATGCTAAGACAATGAATGTCTCATCCATTATGACTAAGTATAATTCAAACGGCGCTAACTCAGACATCGCTCGTTTGGAAGGTAGCCGAATGGTTATAAGTTCTGAAGCTAATGAAGGCCAACGATTAGATGAAGGATTAGTTAAGCAACTTACTGGTGGGGATCGAATTGTGGCTCGTCAGCAATATGGTAAGGAATTCGAATATCAACCTAGCTATAAGATCTGGATGGCTACTAACCACAAGCCACTAATTAGAGGTACTGATGAAGGTATTTGGAGAAGATTAATCCTTATTCCATTTGAATACCAGGTGCCCAAAGATAAAATTGATCGCAATCTAAAGTACAAACTTGAGGCAGAGAGTATGGGAATTCTTAATTGGATTGTTGAAGGTGCAATTATGTGGCAAGTTGAAGGCTTGCAAATACCTGAGCGGATTAAGAATGCTTCACAAAAATATCGTGAAGAAATGGATGTTTTATCTGGTTTTGTCAACGACTGTTGTGAGCTTGGACCTGGCTTCACTGCTAAAAGTGGAGAGTTATATGATTCTTACAAAAATTGGGCCGCTGATGCCAATGAATACAAGATGAATTTAACAAGGTTCGGTAAAGAAATGAGTAAGAAATTTCATCGAAAAGTATCGCACGGCTATAAAGTTTATGAAGGTATTCGTATTAAACAAGATACTAGATTTGAATGGAATGGGTAATACTTAGGTGATAGTTGAAATAGGCTTAATCCCTTGTGGCTCTAAGCAAGGTGATGGTAGGTGATAGTTTCCTTTATATTCTTTCTTATATAGAAAAGAAAAGAAAAAATAATATAAATAGTAAAAAAATCCAAAACTATCACCTAAATGGTCTTAAAGTCTTGTGGCTCTAAGTTTAAAGTGTCACCTCAAACTATCACCAATCTATCACCTAAGTATTACCCATTCCATTCAAATCTAGTATCTTGTTTAATACGAATACCTTCATAAACTTTATAGCCGTGCGATACTTTTCGATGAAATTTCTTACTCATTTCTTTACCGAACCTTGTTAAATTCATCTTGTATTCATTGGCATCAGCGGCCCAATTTTTGTAAGAATCATATTAACTCTCCACTTTTAGCATGATGAAGCCAGGTCCAAGCTCATCAACAGTC